GGATATAGAGTCAATTCTCAAAACTCAGATTTCTTCCTGAATCTTCAGGTCGATAATCCAAAGAAAAACGATCTATTAATGTTCAATGGATTGGTATGGAAACCAATCAACTTGATAGATCTTCGTCCAGTTCTGGTACTTGAGGGTGGCTCTGCCTCCTCAAGCATACCAGCGGATACATTAATATTTGATGCAGAGGGGGCATAACAATGTCAATACTGCTACAGATCCGCATTAGGCGGGATACATCAGCCAACTGGACTGCTCAAAACCCAATCCTTGGATCGGGTGAGCTAGGTTTAGATACGACTCTCAATATCCTGAAAGTTGGTGATGGTACTACAGCATGGTCTACTTTGCCTGCTGTAGTTGGAGGTTCCGGTGGAGCCTCAGATCACGGAACCCTTAGTGGACTGTTAGATGATGATCATCCACAATACCTTACTCAAGGTCGTGGTGATTTAAGATACTCATTATTGGGTCATACACACGGCACAGGTAGCATTCTAGATAATGCAATTACCTATGCTAAGCTGCAGGATACTACAGCTGCCTCTGTCCTATTGGGCAGAGGTAGCACTGCAGCGGGTGATCCACAAGAAATAACTTTGGGGACAGGCTTGACCATGACAAATACTACGGTATCTGTCAATGGTCTTGCCCCCCAAAGGGTTTATGTAAGAAACACGACAGGAGCTACTCTACCAAAGGGTGCTGCTGTCTATATTTCTGGAGCATCTGGTCAAACCCCACTCGTAGCTTTAGCTAGAGCAAATGCATATGGAACAGTCGAAGTAATTGGTGTTCTTGATGCAGCCATATCCAACAATGGATTTGGTTATGCTGTAAGCTTTGGTTTACTTGATGGCTATGATACATCTACACTTACTCAGGGAAGTTCTGTATATCTATCGGCAACGGTAGCTGGTGGTCTAACCACAACAGAACCCGAATCTCCTAACTTTCAAATTCAAATCGGTTGGTGTGAATATCAACATCAAAACAACGGTAAGCTTCTGGTTAGAATTAATCCAGAGTTTACCAAAGCAGAGTATATTGCAGACTCAACTGCAATTGGTAGAGGCGTTATTACTGCAGCTACCACGGAACAAGCAAGGATAGCCATAGGGCTAGGTACTGCTTCAACCAAAGATACACCATCTTCTGGAAACGCATCCAGTACTCAGGTTGTTCTTGGCTCTGATACTCGTTTAACTGATAGCCGCACTCCATTAGCGCATACGCATGTAAGCGCAGATGTCACAAACTTTTCAACTTCGGTTGATACAATTGTAAGCTCATCAGCCCTTGATGGCGGTAGCTTCTAAAGGAAACAATAATGGCTAATACAATTCGTATTAAAAGACGAACCTCTGGTAACGGCGGTCCTCCAAGCACACTTGGTGTAGGAGAACTTGCTTATAACGAAATGGACTCAACATTATACATTGGAACATACAACAACAACTTTCCGCTTGTCGTTGCAGTGGCTGGTTCTGGTGAGTACCTTCGTTTAAGCAACATTAACCAGACCATTTCTGGAATCAAAACATTCAGCGGCGGTCTTCTCTATTCAGGCACAATCAATACAAGCGATAGTTCAACTCAGGTTGCAACAACCGCTTGGGTAAAGTCACTAGGTTATAGTACAGGTGCTGGTACTGTTACTGCTGTTACTGGAACTTCACCAGTTGTTTCATCTGGTGGTACTACTCCAGCAATCAGCTTAGCTTCTGGCTATGGTGATACTCAGAACCCATATGGAAGCAAGAGTACTAATCTATTCTTGGCTTCTCCAAACGGTTCTTCAGGTGTTCCAACATTCAGAGGTATCGCTGCAAACGATGTTCCAGAGATTACTGCATCAAAGATTTCAAATTTTGATACACAGGTTAGAACAAGCCGTCTTGATCAGATGGCTGCTCCAACTGCTGATGTTTCCTTCAACAGCCGTAAGATTACTGGTCTAGCTACGCCAACCACAGATAGTGATGCTGCTAACAAGCTATATGTAGATTCAGTAGTTCAGGGTCTACACCCAAAGCAGGCTGTACGAGCTGCTACAACAACCAACATTGCTTCATTGTCAGGTATTCTAACTGTTGATAATGTTAGCCTTGTTGCTGGTAATCGTGTACTTGTAAAGGATCAAAATACTGCTTCTCAGAACGGTATCTATGTTGTAGCTTCTGGTGCATGGACTAGATCAACAGACGCTGATATCTGGGATGAACTTATTTCGGCATATGTCTTCGTACAAGAAGGCGCTCAAAACCAAGATATTGGTTTCATTTGCACTGTCGATTCTGGTGGTACTCTTGGCACAACTCCAGTAACCTTTGCTCAGTTTACTGGTGCAGGCAATGTCAGTGCTGGTGATGGTCTTACACAGTCTGGTACAATTCTCAATGTAGGTGGCACAGTCAACCGCATTACTGTAAGTGCAGATGCCGTTGACATTGCTAGCACCTATGTTGGTCAGACTTCCATTACAACCCTTGGTACAATTGATACTGGTACTTGGAATGCTACTACCATTGGAATTAGCAAGGGCGGTACTGGCGCAACCTCACTAACAACCAATGGTATTCTCTATGGTGGAGCAACCGTAGGCGCTACTGCTGCCGGAACATGGGATTCCACACACAGCGTTGGACAGCTGTTGTCGCACAACTCAAGCGGCACTCCTGTCTGGACTGATACCATCGACGGCGGTACTTTCTAATCAAACAACAGCCAGCCTATATAGGAGATTCAAATGGCACAAACAATTAAACTAAAAAGATCTGCAGTTGCGAACAAAGTTCCCACTACTGGAGATCTTAATCTCGGTGAGCTTGCCATTAATACATATGATGGCAAGCTCTATCTAAAGAAAGATAGTGGTACTGCTTCGATTGTTGAAGTCGGAGCAGGCGGTGGTGGCGGAGGTGGCACTTTCTATCAACAAACCACAGCTCCAACAAGCTTTGCAGCTGGAGACAGATGGTACGACACAACTAACGGTAAGTTATTTACAGCAGTTACTGACAACAGTTCTACTATTTGGGTTGAATTTCCCGGTGGACATAGTTATGCAGCAACCGCTTCAACAGGAAAAGCCATTGCTATGGCTATCGTATTTTCATAAAGGAATAAACAATGGCTGCACCTAACATCGTAAATGTAAGCACAATTACTGGTAAGACTTCCGTAGTTAGTCTATCTACAACAAATGCTACAGCAATTGTAAGCAATGCTGCTAGCTCTGGAAAAGTATTTAAGATAAATTCTCTAATTGTAGCAAATGTTGATGGAACAGTAAACGCTTCTATTACCATTAACTATTATAGCCAAGACGATATTGGTGGGACTGCCACAGCAATTGCTAATACTATTGTTGTTCCTGCAGATGCTTCTCTTGTTGTACTTGATAAAAACAGTGCTATTTATTTAGAAGAAGATAAATCATTAGGCGCTATTGCTGGTACTGCAAATGATTTAACAATCATTTGTTCATATGAGGAGATATCCTAATGACTCGTTGGAATGGAAGCTATCTTGGTACTTTAAAAAACACAGCAACTGGAGATTCTGGTGGGATTTGGAATCTTAAAAGACAGACATTAGCTAAGCAGTTTTCAACATGGCCTTTAGATAACTCAGTAATTCCTATTCCATCTTGGACTTTAGATTTTAGTAGTGGTACACCATCTGGGTATACACTTACTAGATCAGGAACAGGAGCTACTTTTGTAAACTCTTCTGGATATATTGAAGCAGCTGGGGAAAATGTAGCCCGCCTCACACACAACAGCAGCGGCATCCGGCTCGGGCTGCTGGTGGAGGCAGAACGCACGAACGATTTCCAGTTCTCGGAAGACCCGTCAAATGCGTACTGGACGAAAACCGGCTCCGGGATTAACAACAATTCGGGAGCGTTCTGGACGGCTCCCGACAACGCGGCGACTGCCGTGCTGTTGCGGGGGAACACCTCGACTGGCGTTCACAACATTACTAGAGCGGTATCAACAACCACGGATGCCGTGTTCAGCGTGTTCTTGAAGAAGCAGACCACAAGCGGGGTCGGTCGATATGCAACGCTGATCCTCCGACGATCCAGTACCGATTATTACCACGTGACGTTCGACCTAGACCAAGGAACCGTGACCCAATCGGCCTTGGTAGGAACTCTCCTGTCCGCTACCGACCACGGCATCGAAGCATATGCAGACGGCTGGTATCGGTGCTGGGTGCGAGGAACTCAGGCAAGCGCCACGCAGAACGTCACCATCGCTTTGGCGACAACCGCCACCCCGACCATGACCAGCACGGGTGAGTCGTACACCGGGGCGAACACGACCGATGGCGTTTACATCTGGGGTCTGATGCGCGAGGCAAACAACACGCCTCCGACCTCGTACATCAAGACGCCTTCCAGCGCTTCCGTCACCCGCAGCGCCGACTTCGCGCACATATTAGATGAAAACATAACATCATGGAGCGACCCCGGTGCGTTAGTAATTCATTTTTATCAGCCGGGACAAGCGGGTACACTAATTAGTACTGATGATGCTACTAACCAACAACTTGGTATAAAAGCAAATACCACAACAACAGCTAGCTCATTTTGGTCTAGTGGTGAAACATCAACAGGAACTATTGGAAGTATTGGTGTTAATAAAGCTGTTCATTATTGGGATGGAACAACATCTAAATTCTGTATTAATGGTGGTTCAGTAGTTAGTGAAACAAACAATATCACTACTTTTTCTAACATTGATTATATTACTTTAGGTGCAGAAGCAACAAGTTCTACAAGTGGATATTCTCAATATGCTAATTGTATTATACGAAAAGTAGAATTTTATCCGGGTCAGTTAGATAACGAGAAATTACAGCTTATTACAAATAATACATACAACATCGAGTACCTCGTCATCGCAGGCGGTGGCGGCGGATATGGAGCCGCCAACAATCCGGGTGGCGGTGGTGGCGGCGCGGGTGGCTATCGCACCGCGACCGGGCTCACGCTCACTCCGACCAACGTGTACACCGTCACCGTAGGCGCAGGCGGCGCAGGCGGCCTCACCAGCGCGGCGGGATCAGACTCGTCCTTCAGCGGGGCTGGCATTACCACCATCACCAGCACGGGTGGAGGCGATGGAAACAACGGCGCTGGTGGGTCTGGCGGCTCCGGCGGTGGTGGTGGCTACGGAGGAGCCGCCGGGACCGGAACATCTGGCCAAGGCAACAATGGCGGTGCCGGAAACTCAGCCTACCCGGGAGGAGGCGGCGGCGGCGGCGGTGCAAGTGCTGTTGGTGCAGCGGGCGCCAGCGGCGTCGGCGGCAACGGCGGTGCCGGAACGGCAAGCAGCATCACGGGTACTAGCGTCACGCGAGCCGGGGGTGGCGGCGGCGCGGTTCCGTATGGCTCCACCGACACTCCTGGAACCGGGGGCGCTGGTGGCGGCGGTAATGGCGGTGGTCCCGTCACCTCCACCGAAGGAACAGTCAACACGGGCGGCGGCGGCGGCGGTGGTGCCTACTACGGCGGCACCAATGGTGGTCCGGGACGATCCGGCGGCTCCGGCGTGGTGATCCTCCGCATACCCACAATTAACTATACAGGAACTATAATTGGAAACCCAACTGTAACTACAGATGGTGGTTTTACTATTCTTACTTTTAATGGATCAGGTTCTTACACGGCATAATACTATGGCACACTTTGCAGAAATTGATGATAGAAACATTGTTAAAAGAGTTATTGTTGTAGATAATAGTTTAGAATCTATAGGTTCTCAATGGTGTCACGATACCTTTGGAGGCACTTGGATTCAGACATCTTACAACTCTACTATAAGAAAAAACTTTGCTAGTGCTGGTTATTATTATAATCCTATTTTGGATGCTTTCATTCCTCCACAACCCTTTATGTCATGGACTTTAGACGAAACAACTTGTAATTGGAAGTCTCCAATTCCATATCCAGAAGATGGTAATGTTTACCGTTGGAATGAGTTTACAAGAAACTGGCAACAAATAGCAAACACAAACGAAAGGTAAACTATGCCTATAGATTTTCCTAACACACCAGCCACAAACGATGAATATAGTTATAGTGGCTTACGATGGAAATGGAACGGATCTTCGTGGATTCTAATTGATGCTGTTTCTGATGCTAATCCAATCATAAGTGGCGACCGTGGTGACATAACAGTATCTGGAAGTGGTACTACTTGGACTATAGATAATGGTGTCGTAACACCAGCTAAGTTATCAACAGGTGGTCCCTCATGGGATACTTCTGGTAATCTAACTTTAACTGATAAAGAACTACAACGAAGTACTTTAGATGATTATTGTGAAGTAACTTCATCTCCAACTATTTCTTCTGGTACATTAGTTATTGATCTAGATGTTGCTAATGTTTTTACAGTATCTTTAAACGCTAACATAACAACACTTACAATTAATAACACAAGAAGCACTTCAAATACCTGTTCAGGTTTTACCATTATCTTTACTGCTGATGGAACACAAAGAACAATTACATGGCCGGGTTCAGTTAAGTGGCCCGGTGGAACCGCACCCACAATGACAAGTACAAATAACAAGGTTGATGTATTGTCGTTTACTACTACAAATAACGGTACTACTTGGTACGGATTTGTAGGGGGACAGAACTACTAATGTTTGGTGGTTTAGTAAATAAGTTTTCTATATTACGACGAAAAATAAGTGCGATTTCTTTAAACGATTTTGTTGCAGTAGGACACGATATAACACCTTTTATTACTGCTTATCCTTGGTCATCTTCTGGGTTTGGAACTAAGTATTCAAATCCTAGTACTCTTCCAAGTTCAATCGGTAGAAATATTGCATTTACTTCAACTGGAACAGCTGTTGCACTAGCACATAATAATTCTCCTTCTATTACGGCTTATCCTTGGTCTTCTTCTGGGTTTGGAACTAAATATGCAAACCCAAGTACTGTTCCCGGAGGTGGTGGTTTAGGTGTAGCATTTACACCTAATAATAACGCTATTGCTGTTGGACATCAAGAATCACCTTATATATCAGTATATGCTTGGTCATCTTCTGGATTTGGTACTAAGTATGCAAATCCAGCTACTCTACCTTTTTATGGTTTTAGTGTTAATTTTTCTCCAAATGGAAGTTATATTGCTGTTGGAGAAATAAGTTCACCTTATATTAGGGTTTATCCTTGGTCTTCTTCTACAGGTTTTGGCTCAGTATATTCAAATCCAAGTACGCTTCCAACAGGCTTTGTTTTAAGCATTGATTTTTCTCCTAATTCAAATCAAATTGCTATGGGTCATAATGCCTCTCCTTCAATTACTGCTTATCCTTGGTCATCTTCTGGGTTTGGAACTAAGTATGCAAATCCAACAACACTTCCTTTATCTGCATCATATGCAACAGAGTTTTCTTCTAATGGAACTGTTTTAATAGCTGGTGCTACCAGCACTCCTTTTATTAGAGCATATACTTGGTCTTCTTCTGGGTTTGGTACTGTGTATTCAAATCCTGCAGCACTTCCAAGTAACGCTACTTATGGAGTAGTTTTTACTTCTGATGGTAATAATGTAGTAACTGCAAATCAAAACACCCCCTTTATAAACGCATACTCTTGGTCTTCTTCTACAGGGTTTGGTACTAAATATGCAAATCCTTCAACACTGCCTACTGGAGTTGGTTATGCTATTGGTCGTGGTACAATTACTTCCTAATTTAACATATTAAGAAAGACACTTACAAATGAGCGAAACACAGTTAACAAAACTTGAGCTTTTAAGACAGCAAGCTGAAATGCGCCGTGCTTCTGTTGAAGCATATCAAACCAACATTGATAATTATACAATTGCTGTAGCTGACATCAATAAAAACTTTGCTGATGATGCAGAAATGCAATCATTTAAAGCAAGACTTGAAGAACTTCTTATTACAGAACGACGAGAACAAGGCAAAGAGCGAATAATGCTTCGTGCTTTAGAAACTCAAATTGCACAACTTTTATAATTAAGGAACAACTATGGCTGAGAATCACTTAGCATTATATGTATCTGCTATGCAACTGGCGATTCTCACCATTGGCGTAGTAACTGTAATAATTAGATTGGGAAAACGAGAAGCCCTGATTGAATCTAACGCAGAAGAATTGCGTCAGTTAAAAGAAATTACCAAAGATTTAGTCAAGGCTGACATCGAACACAGCAAGAATTTGATTGGTGTTGTTGGTGACTTAAAGGCTTTGCGCTATCGCGTAGAGATGCTGGAGCAAAAGTAATGCGTTATCTATTCTTGCTATTGTTGGCTGGATGCTCTTCAGTTGAAGCTGTGTCTACCAGCAACCACGCAATTCAGCGTGAAGCAATGTCTATACTGCAAACCCAAGATATTAAAGTCGCTCATAAGCATGCCCACCGTATTATTGGTGAGTCTGCAGATATTGCAAAAGCCGCTGGCAACATTACAGATATTACCCCTTGGTGGGCAGACATGATTAGCTATGGCTTTATTGCCTTAGCAATCATTGGTGTATGCGTACTACTATGGTACACCGGAATAGGTGGTCTTATTAAAAAGACTGTCTATTCATTGGGACTCTTTATCCCAGATAAAAAGATTCAGCAGGCTAAGTTGCTAGCTGAAGTCAAGGATGAAGAAGATCCTACAACTATACGAGAAGCCATTGCTGCATTTAGAGCGCAAGATCCTGCGTTCGATGCAGCATACAAAAAAGTGAAAGGACACTAATATGGCATCATTTCTAGGTTCAGTTTGGTTTGGAGTTATGCTCTTTTTCGTAGGCTATGTTGCTGGTTCTGTCGTTCCAGTAACCAAGCTACCTGAGTTATTCAAGAAAAAGTGAACAAAGAACTAATCAATCTCCTCAACAGTCGCCTTATTGAGCGTCTACTAGACGATCTTAAGGATGACACCAAATGCTCTCCCGGTCTATACACGGTTGTCCGTGGTATCGTAAACGACAACCGGGAGGCATTGGATGGTATTAGCCATAGCACTCTAGATACCCTAGAGGCCACTATGAAGTCTAAGATGCCGTTCAAGTTTAAGTCAGAGACAATCTGACCTTTCCGCCCTATGGCCCTTAATTGGGTTATAGGGCGTTTCTATTGTTATAATGGGCCACGGTAGCCCCCGGAATCAGGAATCGTTTATAGGGCATTCTAGCCGCCCTAGGAGGCAACCATATGCAGGCTCCCAAGGAAGTCGTAGAGGACTTCAGAAATCACCTCTACTTTAGTTTTAAGTATCTGGGCCTAGGGGAACCCACCCCCAAGCAGTATGCTATGGCTAACAGGCTGCAGGAAGGTCCGAATAACTTTATATTGCAAGCAGGCCGAGGGGATGGCAAGTCCGTTATCATGGCATGCTACGCATCGTGGCTTCTCCTAAAAGATCACAATACTACAATACTTGTACTTTCTGCGGCAGCAGATAAGGCTATTAAGTTTATCAGCCAGACCCGTGCCATTCTAACTCAGGTTCCTTACATGAAATATCTGGAACCCCAAGAGTTTGATAAAGACTCTGCATTTGGTTTTAATGTACATGCTAGGACTAAGTTTGGACAGGACTTGTCCATGACTGCCCGAGGCATCACTAGCCAGATCACAGGTCTACACGCAGACAAGATTATTTGTGATGATATTGAGATTCCAGAAAACTCAGACAGCCCACAGGCTAGAGAAAAGTTGTGGGAAAGATGTCTGGAGCTAGAGAATGTAATCAATAAGCACGACGATACCCAAGTTAGATTCCTAGGTACACCACAGTCCAAGGACTCCGTGTACAATAAGCTTGGTGGTATCTACAAAATTATCAAGTTCCCTGCAGTCATGCCAGACCTAAGCAGTATAGAAGAAACAGAAGATGTTGATTCTTATATTCTTAATCTTGGTATTGAGGCAGGAGAGTCTACACAACCCGAAAGATTTCCCACAGAAAAGCTGGCTGAAATTGAAGCAAAGATTGGGCCTACCAACTTTGACTTACACTATCGGTTGATGACTTCTTCTGCGGATCAAAAGAAATACCCACTACGATTGGAAGATCTGGTCGTACTGGATGTAGATCCAGAAGTCTTTCCAGTAAAGGTTGTTCATGCTAAAAGCGAAGTAAACAAGCGAGTATCCTCGTTTGGAATGAAGGGAGATTTGGTTTATGAACCAATGCATATCGAACCTAAGTTTGTCCCGTATACACAGACGGCCATGTTTATCGACCCTTCAGGTCGCGGTGCGGACGAGACTGCAATCTGTATTGCGTCTTTTGCCCACGGCTACATTGTCATACATGAACTCACAGGAATTCAGGGAGGCTATGATACACCCACCCTTAAGCAAATCTGCAAGCTCGTAAACCAATACGACATTAATTTAATCCGCTTTGAGTCTAACTATGGTGACGGCATGTTTGGAAAAGTGCTATCGCCAGTTATTGCTCAGAACTGCGGTCAGGTTGCTATAGAAGAATACAAGGTATCCGGTCAAAAGGAAGCCCGAATCCTTTCCATCCTAGAACCAGTAATGGCTCAGCATCGGCTGGTCATTGATACTCAGGCTATTCAGGATAAGGAAAACCAGATTCAAATCACACGCCTGCAAGAAAAGCGTGGGGCACTAAAGCACGATGACCGAGTGGATGTTCTTGCTGCTGCTGTTTCTTATTGGACTGATGCTCTAGCAATAGATCCAGACCGTGAGATGGAACAGAAGCAACAAGAAGAATATAAAGCTCAGATCAAGGAATGGATGAGCAACCGTCGAGGTATTGCCCTATTGGGTGATCGCATCTCCGGTGCTATCCTATTGAACGGAAAGACTCCAAAGACAAATGGCTTTGGAAGTTCAATTTTAAAAAGGCAAAACAAATGGCGATAGATCCTGTCTCTCTGACAATGGGTGGTCTGGCGTTGGTGCAAGGAATCTTTGGTGCGTTTGGTGCATCAAACCAAGCAAACGCTCAGTATCAGTCCCAACTAATTCAGCAGCGTAATGAAAACTTTAGAAACAGATGGCAAACAGAAGCACAGAACCGAAACCAACTTAGGCAGTACCAAGCCGCACTTGAGCGTAATGTTCAGGTTCAGCAAGCTGCAAACAAGGAACGAGCCATTGCGGAAGTATATCTAGACCGCAACTTCCAGAACCAAAAGGGAACCCTTAGCAAGCAAACCAATCTAGCCAATGCTGCCTTCCTTACTGCTATGCAAGGTAAGGGCATTAGTGGCGACAGCGGTACAGCCAGAGCCTTGTTCCGACAGAACATGGAAGCTCTAGGCAAGAACATGCTAGCCATGAAGACTACTTATCGTAATGCCTATCGGGATATTGAAACACAGCAGGCTGGTCGCTTAGCTCAGAGAGCCGACACCATGTTCCCCAATCAGGTAACTTACCTACCATCAACTGGCGGTATTGTAAATTCTGCTAGCTCCGCTCTAACAACCGGACTCATTAGCGCAGGCATCCAAGGCTTTGCTGCTGGTTATGACGCACAACTAAAGTATGGTGGCGGCGATGGAGGTAACAAATGACTACAAAAGATCTCTATCAATCCTTAGCCCAAATCGCTAAGCAAGCTGTATCAATTACCCCAATCGAAGAAGACCCAAATAAACAGATCATTAACAAAGAGATCGACCAGATCAAAAAGGTTACTGACTTGGCTTCCAAGATGTATCCCAACAACAAGGACAGCCAGTTTGGTTACTTTAAGAAGACAGTCGATATCGCTGGCATGACTCCAGAAGCTAAGAACTTTTATTGGAATCAGTATCAGAAGATTAATCCTAGGGGTCTAGAGGGCACTAAGCAAGACTACATTAACATTACCGCCAGAGAACTAAATCAGATCTCTGGTGTATCTCGTAAAGAGTTCTACCTACGCAACCAGCTAGCCAATGCTCCAGAATGGGTTAAGCCTGTGCTGGAACCAGAGCTAGCCAAGCTATCTACGGTTGTTGCCAACGCCAACTATAGCAAAGCAACCAAGGTATATGAAGAAGATGTCAAGGTTAGGTCCAATGTATTCCTAGCCAACGCTCAACTTGATCCCGATGTTTCCATTGAGGATCATACTGCCGACATGGTTCGGCTTGAGCAAATGAATCTTCTTGATATTGGTGCTGTCATAAACGGTAGAGTTGGAGTTTATAAGAATGGCAAAGAGTTTGTACCAAGCTTTGCAATCAAAGGTAGGAATGAAATCCTATCGGATGATCCTTATGGAGCGCCTTCTGCTGAAGAACAACTACGAATCAAAGAAACAACAACACCTTACTTTAAGCAGGCTGTTGAACGAAAGATCTATACCAACCAAAGCACAATCAACCGGGAAGAGCAGATGTCCGCTAAGATGGCGAGTCGTATGCTTGAGGACGGTAAGTTTACGCTTGATCGTTGGGGCGAGGCTTTCTCAATGAACCCTGAATCAAACCCACAAGAAGAAATTCTCCGTGGCTTAAAAGGTGAAATCTCTTCAAAGAGAGTTAAGACTTATCAAGACCTTGCTCAGACTATCTACACAGCAATGAGCAAATACGGCAACATGCTTGGAGAAAACAACAATGGCTGAAACAGTACCGCTACAGCAGACAGTATTTGAGCAGGGGCCACAGGCTACCTTTGTTCCTCCCGCTCAGCAAGCACAGGTGTATCAAGAAGGTCAGGTTGTATTTGGTCAGCCCATCTACACCGTTGATCCCGGCATTGCGTGGGAAGCGTTAGGGGCCGAGGCTGCAAAGACAGCAAGTACTTTATTTGAAAACACTCTTAACTATCTTATTGAGTCTAAAGGTAATGCTGTTAGAGAATTAAAAGATAAGTATGAAAGTGAATTAAACACATTCTACAATAATCAAAGTTCTCTACTATATGCTAAAGATCCAGCTCAGCGGATTACCCCACAGCAAAGCATTGATAATGTAAACAACAAGATTACCGAACTTCGACAGAAGTTTTTATCTGAATCAGGCACAGCATTAGAAACAGATGAATACTTTACAGACGAGTTTGATATTAAAAAATATGGTATGGCGTATCAGCGACTAGCTCTAACTGCACGAAACTCTCTAAGAGATTTCGATACACGATCTAGTCGTTTGCTTTACGACACACAGCGAGTAGTAAACGGACTTGAAAAAGAAAAGTCTGAGTTTGGTTCATGGAAGAATTCTGATATTGGAAAGCGACCAGATAAACTAGAGCCTCTTGCTCTTACTGGTAACGCTCCACTCCCAACCAAAGATGGGTATCCAATTATTGGTTTCCAAGAAACTGAAGATGGAACTCCAACTGTTCCTTACACAGCAACAATTAACGGAGTAGAAATTCCTGTTGTTCAAAGAGATGAAAACAATAACTGGGTTCTAATTCCAGAAGCTCTTGAAGCACTTCCTGAAAAGCAATTAGAACTTGCTTTTAGAATTGACCAAGACGCTTATGGTGATAGCTCTGCGGTACTTAGTGCTGGTGGCCAGCCAACAGCATTCTTTGAAGGGGCACTTAAGCAGGCAGCAAAGAATCCACAGCTTAATGCAGGATTAACTGCTTATACAGCTATTGCACTTGCTCAACTACCAGACCACACAGCAACACAAACTATCAGTGGATTAGGTGGTCTAGAAGAAGACGATAGATTAATGCTTTCAATGCTAAGGCAACACTTTATTAACGGTGGTCGTAAAGACAGCATGCCAAGCATTACTGGATTAAATAGAGATGTGCTAAGAACAAACGCAACAGCAATTCAAAAGCTTCGTCTAAGTCCTACAATTGCTGGTGTGGCTACAATGCCAACTGAAGTTGCTAAGTATAAAGAACTAACAG